CATGTAGGTCGTAGAGTCAAAGTTATTGGATCTAATACAGGAACTATCTTTGGTAAGATTGCTACAAGTGCATTTTCTTCACCAAACACAACATTAACTTTTACTTTCGACAGTGGCTCACTGAACTCAGGTGATACTACAGTTGCAGTCTATGTAGGTTCAGTATTTACAAATCCAGCTAATCCTGTTGTCGATGAAGATAACATGGCTAGTGACAGTGCTTTACTTCCTCCTTCACAACAATCTGTAAAAGCATTTGTTACTTCAGGCACAGTTACTCTATCTAACAAAACTATAGCATTAGGCAGTAATTCAGTATCAGGAACTACTGCTCAATTTAACTCTGCGTTATCAGATGGGAGCTTTGCTACATTAGCTGGATCAGAAAATTTAACAAACAAAACTCTTACAAGTCCTGTTATCAACACATCAGTATCAGGATCAGCAATTTTAGATGAAGATAATCTAGCCTCAAATTCAGCTACACAACTTGCTACCCAACAATCTATTAAGGCTTATGTGGACTCACAAGTCACAGCACAAAACCTAGATATTACAGATGGTAGTTCTACTATTACTATTGATTTTATATCTGAAACATTAGGTCTTTTAGGTGGTACAGGAATAGATGCAACTGCATCAGGAAACAATGTAACTCTTGCCATTGACTCTACTGTAGCTACCAAGACAGGCTCAGAAACTTTAACTAACAAAACTATGAGTGGTGCTTCAAATACTTTTTCAGCCATTCCTACCTCTGCATTAACAGGCACAATATCTAATTCTCAAGTAGGCACAGGCATAGATGCTACCAAGATAGCTGATGGTTCTGTAACAAATACAGAATTTCAACATATCAGCACTGTATCATCAAATGTGCAAACACAGTTAGATGCTAAAGTAGTAAAGGCTTCAAACTTATCAGACTTAGCTTCAGCTTCGACTGCAAGATCAAACTTAGGTCTTGGAAGTATGGCAGTTCAAA